GTACTCGGTACATCGAGATCATCAAGGCGCATTTCGGCGTGACGTCGCCGGATGCGCGTCTGCAGCGTCCTGAGTTCCTGGGTGGTGGATCCACGCCGGTGAATGTGTCTCCGATTCCGCAGACTGGATCCACGGACGCGACGTCGCCGCAGGGGAATTTGGCGGCGATGGGTGTCGCGCTGGCTACGGGACATGGGTTCACGATGTCCTTTACCGAGCATTGCTTGATTATCGGGTTGGTGTCGGTGCGAGCTGATCTGACCTACCAGCAGGGTCTGAATCGGATGTTCTCGAGGTCGACGAGGTTTGATTTTTACTGGCCGGCGCTGGCGCACATTGGTGAACAGGCTGTGCTGCGCAAGGAGATCTTCGCGGAGGTGATCGCGGATAACGACCTGGTGTTCGGGTACCAGGAGCGGTACGCGGAGTACCGCTACAAGCCTTCGATGGTGTCGGGCTTGTTCCGGTCAGCTGCAGCTGGGACGTTGGACGCGTGGCATTTGGCGCAGGATTTCGCCACGGCCCCCGTGCTGGATGCGGCGTTCATCGTGGAGGATCCGCCGGTGGATCGGGTGATCGCTGTTGCGACGGAGCCGCATTTCCTGCTGGACACGTACTTCAAGATGCACTGTGCGCGTCCGATGCCGATTTACGGCGTGCCTGGTCTGATTGACCACTTCTAGGAGGGGTCATGTTCGAGCCAGGCGTGGATCTGAAGTTGACGGACGCGGAGGTTTTCGCGTGGGACATGTACTACAGCTCGATGATGGGCTGGGCGTTTCATCCTGGAAACTACGCGAAGGACAAGAATTTCGCGGAGTACGCGGCGATGGCCGACGCGATGATTGAGCAGCGTCGGCTGCGCTCGAGAGGTTGATATGGCGTACATCTGGGGAGCAGCGATTGGAGCTGGTGCGCTCATGGGCGGTCAGCTCATGAATGCGCGCACGGCTAAGCGTCAGATGGAGTTCCAGGAGCGCATGTCCTCTACCGCGCATCAGCGCGAGGTGAAGGATCTGCGGGCCGCGGGGTTGAACCCGATTTTGTCCGCCACCGGAGGAGGCGGTGCACCAGGTGCAGCTGGTGCGGGTTACGCGGCGCCCGATGTTTCGGGCATTGTTTCGAGCGCGTTGGGACACGCGCGGCAGAAGGTGGAGCTGAAGCTCCTGCAGCAGCAGGAGCGTTCTTCGCGTCAGCAGGAGCTGACCGAGCGGAACCGGACGGAGCAGGAGGCGTACAACGCGAACATGCTCCGTATTGAGTCGGAGGCTCAGCAGCGCGCAGCCCAGGGCAAGGGTTATATCGATGCCAGGGCGAGCGAGATTGCTGAGGGCGCGAAGGCTACAGGTACTGCTTCGCGCCTCGAGCGTGAGCTCGATGAGTCGTTCGGGGAGCTTTCCCGAACGCTTCGCCGTCTCGGCGTTTCTGGTTCTACGGCCGCGCAGATTATCCGGGGACTTAATTCTCCCGGAGGCGGCCGGTCAGTTGGCGGCGTACAGCGTAGGCGCTAATACTTTCGGTGATCTATTCTCCATTTCCCCTTGCAAAGCCGATTTTCTAGTGCCTATTTTCTACATATTCATCTTCTACTTCTTGGCATCTCTATCTTCACTGTCTTTGCTTTTGCTTTTGCTTTTGCTTTTGCTTTTGCTTTTGCTTTGGGCGTCGGCGGCGTTCTCGCCGCCGATGCCTGCTTTTGACTTTTTTCTCAACTGAGGAGGTTGGCTATGTCCAAAGGTTCTCCTAGTTCTGCGGCGGTAGCCGGAACGAGTGGGGCAATCGGTGCCCCTCGTTTTGTTACTGCTTACGGGCCGAAGGCCCGTTTGCGTCATGTGACTCCACCTGGTGTGGGTCGCACGAAGCAGTCCTTCAAGGACGAGTGCGACATCAACAACATCATGAAGCGGTTCCAGTGAACGGGAGTGCTGGATTTCGTTCAGAAGAACGAGCCGCGTTATGGTGATGTGACGTCGATCGACTACCAGGCGGCGCAGCTGCAGGTTGCAGCTGCTAAGAGCATGTTCCAGGAGTTGCCCGCGAAGCTGCGGGCCCGGTTCGAGAACGAACCGGCGCGTTTCCTGGCGTTTGTGGAGGACAAGCGCAATCGGGACGAGGCGCGTGAGCTGGGGCTGCTTAAGCCCGAGGCTCCAGAATCGCCGGAGGCGCGTCCTGGCGCGGCTCCGGCTCCAGGTCCTGCGAAGGACGGTAGCGCGTCCCAGGCGGCTCCAGATGCCCCCCTGAAGGGGGGGAAGGGGGGTGGGCACAGTTCATGACTTGATGTAACTGTGCTAGGTGACACCAGGGCCCCCCTGGCTGTATGCTTGGGGGGCTTTTTTTTACTTGACAAGGAGCAGGAACCATGCGTAGGCAATCGATGAGTCGGTCGGGATCCCGCAAGACGTTCACGAAGCATGCGGTGAAGCATCACCGCAAGAATTTCGGCGGTCGGCCGATGCGGGGCGGGATCCGGCTGTAGTGGCTTGTTACCACCTCTGGCCGCTTCGGCGGCCAGGGGAGCGAGAGATCATGGTGCCTTGCGGTCAGTGCGTGGGCTGCAGGCTCGAGCGTTCGCGTCAGTGGGCTGTGCGCTGCGTCCAGGAGGCGCAGCTGCACGAGGAGAATTGTTTTATCACGCTGACGTATTCGGACAAGAATCTTCCAGCTGGTGGCACCTTAGTTAAGAAACACTTCCAGGATTTCATGAAGCGGCTGCGCCGGTTCATGGATGGTGAGCGCATCAGCTTTTTCCATTGCGGTGAGTACGGCGAGAAGTCGCGGAGGCCGCACTATCACGCGCTGATTTTCGGCATGGATTGGCCGGACAAACAGGTCTATAAGCGGTCGCCTCGAGGTGATGTGTATACCTCGAAGGCGCTCGAGCGCCTTTGGGGTTGGGGCTTTTGCACCACGGGCGCGTTGACGTTTGAGTCTGCTGCGTATTGCGCCAGGTACGTCATGAAGAAAGTGACGGGGGACCTGGCTCGAGCGCATTACGAGCGCGTGGATCCGGAAACAGGTGAGATCACGCAGCTCGTGCCGGAGTACGTGACGATGAGTCTGAAGCCAGCGATAGGGTTGGAATGGTTGAGGCGTTTCGAGGGTGATGTGTATCCCTCGGACGAGGTGGTGGTGCGGGGCCGCGCGATGCGGCCTCCGCGTTTCTATGACAAGAAACTCAAGCGGAAGAACCGGGAGGTCTATGAGCTGATAAAGAAGCGTCGTGAGCTGGAGGCCCTGCAGCATAGGGCGAATAACACGAAGGAACGTTTGCGAGTCCGGGAAACCGTAAAGCTCGCACAGATTTCTAACCTCAAGAGGGAGTTGGAATGAAACAACTTATTTTCGCGGTGTACGACTCGAAGGCGAAGGTGTTTGCAATTCCGTTTTTTCTGCCTTCGGAAGCGGTGGCTGTTCGCGCTTTTGCTGCTGCGGCGAACGACCTGGACACGCAGCTCGGGAAGTTTCCCGAGGATTTCACGTTGTTCCAGGTCGGGAGCTACAACGATGAGAACGGGCAGATTTTTGGTTTGGAGCCTTTCAAGAACCTGGGCCTTGGGGCCCAATTTAAGAGGAGCTGAGCATGTTCGGAAGATCTCATAGGAATCCGTCGGTGATGAAGCACACCTTTTCGGAGGTGCCTCGAGCGGAGATCCCGCGGTCGTCTTTTGATCGTTCGCACGGTCACAAGACCACACTCGACGCAGGATGGTTAGTTCCCATCCTGGTCGACGAAGCATTGCCGGGTGACACGTACAAAGTCGACATGACGGCGTTCGGAAGGTTGGCGACGCCGATCTTCCCGATCATGGACAACATGATGCTCGACTCGTTTTTTTTCGCGGTGCCCATCCGGCTGGTGTGGGACAACTGGCAGAAGTTCAACGGCGAGCAGAACGATCCTGGCGACTCGACGGATTTCTTGGTGCCGCAGATGGTGTCTCCAGGTGGCGGCTATGCGGTGGGGAGTTTGTCAGATTACATGGGTATCCCACCGGGGATTGCGTCTTTGACGCATTCGTCGCTGTTCCATCGGGCGTACAACTTGATCTATAACACGTGGTTTCGGGATCAGAACCTGCAGGATTCGGTAGTGGTGGATCGGGACGATGGGCCCGATACTCCCGGGGACTACGTGCTGTTGCGTCGTGGGAAGCGTCACGATTACTTCACGAGCGCGTTGCCGTGGCCGCAGAAGGGCGACGCGGTGACGTACCCGATTGGCGACAGCGCGCCGGTCGTGAGTACGGGCGCGGAGCCGTTGTTCAGCTCGCTGGGTACGGGTGCTATCACGGATCGGAATATCCAGCAGAACGCGGTTGATCGTGCGGTCATCCTGAGCGGCGCGCAGCCGACTGCGGGGCAGGATTTGTTTTTTGGGAGCCAGACTGGCCTCGAGGCGGATCTGTCGGCGGCGACTGCCGGGACGATCAACCAGCTGCGCCAGGCGTTCCAGCTGCAGAAGATGCTCGAGCGGGATGCTCGAGGCGGTACTCGGTACATCGAGATCATCAAGGCGCATTTCGGCGTGACGTCGCCGGATGCGCGTCTGCAGCGTCCTGAGTTCCTGGGTGGTGGATCCACGCCGGTGAATGTGTCTCCGATTCCGCA